GATTAAGAATTGATATACCTCCAGGATATGAAGGTCAGATTAGATTGAGAAGTTCATATTCTAAACTTGGAGTTATCATTCCGAATGCTCCTGGAACTATAGATAGTGGATACAAAGGTCCTGTAATGGTAGCTATTAGGAATCTACAACCTCACGACCCTTTTGTAATTACTAAAGGGGAAAGGTTCTGCCAAATGGTTATTAATGAGATTCCAGATGTAGTATTAAAACCCGTCGATAAAGAGACGTTCTTCAAAGAAAAAACTTCAAGGGATGAGGGAGGTTTTGGCTCTACAGGTAAATGGGATTAATAATAATTACTTTTTTATAAATATTTTTTAAATGCGAGAACCTTTTATAAGATAATGACTACCACATACGAATTATCAGATAATATACAGAGAGGTATTTTATACTTAGCAAAGTCTGATGTAGGATTCTTAACTCAAGCTATGCCTATGGTAAAAGCTGAGTATTTTGAATACCCATCACATCAGAAGATGTTCAAAATAATAGTAGACTATTATATTAAGTATAAGAAATTACCCTCTGACGATTTTATTTTAGAAGATGTAAAGAAAGCAAAAACATCTAATGAATTGTTTTCAGATTACAGAGATGAGTTGACCTTAATTAATAACCTAGACCAAAAATCTATTAACAATGAAGATTACATTTTAGACTTGGTAGAGGGTTTTGCGAAAGAACAATCTTTGAAAGATGCCATTATCCGTTCCGCAGAAATGGTAAAAACTAAAAAGTATTCAGAGATAGAGCCTATCATGAGAGACGCTCTTACTGTTAGTCGTAATGTAGATTTAGGGCTAGACTACTTCTCTGACATAGAAGAGCGTTGGGCTCGTTTAAATTCAGACACTTATACCGCTGAGCATAGAACGATTTTCGAATCGTTGAATGAAGCTCTGGAAGGTGGTTTAGCAGCTAAGGAGTTAGCTATGGTAGTCGCTCCTCCTGGCGTAGGTAAGTCTCTTTACCTAGCTAATCAAGCCGTTAGGTCGTGTTTAGATGGGTCTAATGTTCTCTATGTTTCTTTAGAAATGGCGGAAGATAGAGTGGCTCAGAGGTTAGACAGTATCTTCTCTAGGATTAGGCAAGACCAGTTAAAAGATAGATGTAACGATTTAAAAGATAGACTTAATCAAGTTACGGAAACTGTACCTAACAGAGGTAAGTTAAAAATTAAAGAGTTTCCTACTAAGAGAGCTAATGTCAATCAGCTCCGTGCTTACTTAAATCAGCTAAGTAATTATGAGAATTTTTCTCCCGATGTTATCATAGTAGATTACTTGGAACTGTTAGCTACCGATTCTGATATGGCTGAATACCAAGCTCAGGAAAGATTAGCGCAGGAGCTTAGAGGATTAGCTATTGAACATAAATGTCTAGTATGGACAGCCACTCAAACTAATAGAGAAGGTAAGAAAGTAAGATTGATTACTGATACAGAGCTGGCTGACTCATATGGAAAAACTAGAGTGTGTGATTTGGTTATCTCGATAAATCAAGATGAGGAAGAGTTTGATAAAGGTAAATCAAGAATTTATATAATTAAATCTAGGAACGGTAGAGCTAGATTTATCATCCCTGCAAAGATGGATTATCAAAGATTGGTAATAGGACAAGAATAATGAAAGAATATAAGCATCCAGATATACTCCGCATAGGTTTTAAATCTTATAATATAGTTCAAAAAGAATTAAATGATGTAGATGGAGATGAATGTTACGGGTATGTAGATTTAGCCACTAATACAATATACTTAGACCCTAATCAAGAAGAGATTGATTATAAAGGAACTCTACTACATGAAATTTTACACGTCGGATTTCAGTTATTTGGTTTAGGAGACGATGATGAGATGCCAGGTATTAGAAATGAATTCCTTACAACTATAACTTCAAACATGATGCAGATGTTAGTTTCTTTAAATCCTGAACTTTTTGAATTTATATTTTCAAAATCTCCAGAAAATTCCTATAATAATAAGAACAATGAATAACGAAATTATAGACCTTTATGAGACTTTTGATAGTCAATACTTATCTATATCTAAAAAATATTTACATGTACCTGAATCAGATATAGATACAACCCTAAGAAATCATTCTGCAATATATGCTTATTTTGCAGCACTATTATCTTATGCCAAACGTATAAAAGATAATAAAGCTATTGAGGTCGATAAAACAGAATCAGAGGTTATGGAGAAACGGAGAGCAGAGTTAGAGATGAGCGGACAGAAGGCAACACAAGGCGCTTTAAATTCCTACGTGCTCTCCGTTCCTTTACTAGTTCAACTAAA